CCGGAGCCGGCGGTTTCGGCGGACGGGGGATTTCTGATTCCCAAGGAGTACTCCGAAGAGATCAAACGTCAGCTTGACCTGTACGGCAATGCCTACGCCACAATCGTTTCTCGAGAGAACAAGATGGCGCGAATGTACTGGATTAACCCGGCAAACATCGATCTGCCGTCAGGCGTAACGGCTAGTTGGATTGACGCAGAACCGGCGGTAACATGACCTGAGAAGGCAAAGAACTCAGGCGCAGCCGGGTTTGGCCACCCGGTTGGTGCCGAATCCACTAAGTGCCTGATTCGGGGGAACGGGTAGGAAACTCTCGTGTCCCCGGTTCTTTGCGCGAGGATTAGCGGTGGTAGATATCGGGATAAAGAAGGCTCAATTCTACGGCATGGCCCGCGCCATCGTGGAAGCTCTTGCGCGAGAACCGAAAAGAGGCGAGCCGCTGACCGTCTGCTATGCGATTCCGGGAAGATTAAAGATGCTACGTCGAACATTGGGTCGTGTGGATGTGCGGGCATGCCGGGCGCTCGGGACGGTTCCGAAGGTTGCGGAGTTTCTTCGCGGGCGTGAGTAGCGAATGGGATTACGGAATTTTGTACAGAACGTCTGGGAGCTGCGGAAACGCAAGACCGGCGTAACCTCGTCGATGGACGCCCGATTGTGGATTCCGCCGCGCACAAGGGCCGGAATACGCGTCGATCACGACATTGCGCTCACCTATTCGGCCATCTGGACGTGCGTGCGGATCATATCCGAGACCCTAGCGTCCCTGCCGTGGAACGTGGATCAAGTGCGACCGGACGGCGGTCGGGACCGCGTGCCGGACCACGGCGTGGACTTCCTACTGAACGGCCAGGCGAACTCGGAAACGACGTCCTTCGAGTTCAAACAGGCACTGATCGCGTGGGTTTTGACCTGGGGCAACGGATATGCCGAGATCGAGCGGCGTAACGGTGAAGCCGTGGCCTTGTGGCAGATTCCGCCCGATCGCATTGAGCCCGGGCGCGACGACGACGGCCGACTCGCCTACCTAGTCAAGCCGGTTCGCGGTGACGACGTTGTGCTGCCAGCGCGTGATGTCCTGCACTTCAAGGGACTCGGGTGGGACGGGGTCAAGGGCTACGATGTGATTTCCTATGCGGCCCAAAACGTCGGCCTTGGGCTAGGAATGGAGCGGTTTGGGGCTGATTTCTTCGGTGGCGGGGCACATCCGAGCGGGATTCTCGAAACAGATGGGACGCTTGACGACAAGGCGATCGAAAACTTGAAGGGAACGTTCCTCGGCGCGGCCAGTGCGCAGGGAACGCCCGTGCTAGAGCAGGGCGTCAAGTGGAAGCAAAGCGGTATTCCACCGGAGGCGGCGCAGTTTCTTGAATCCCGCAAGCTCGGCGTGCTCGATATCTGCCGATTCTACCGCGTTCCGCCGCACATGGCGGCCGATCTGGACCGTGCGACCTTCAGCAACATCGAGCACCAGGCGATCGAGTTCGTTACGCACACGATCATGCCGTGGTCCGTCCGGTTCGAGCAAGAGTGTAACGGCAAGCTGCTGCCCCGGCCACGCGCTGGCGGGCCGCGGCGCCTGTTCGTTCGCATCAACCTGAACGCCTTGCTCCGAGGCGACATCAAGAGTCGGTATGAGGCGTACAACATCGCTCGTTACGGCGGCTGGCTGTCTGCGAACGATATCCTGCGCCTCGAAGACCAGAATCCGCTGCCGGGCAAGCAGGGCAACGTTTACTGGGCTCCGAAGAGCATGGGGCCGGCCGATAAGTTCGGCGAAGAGCCGGAGCCGAAGGCGCCGCCCGCGCTGCCCGCGCCGCCAGCCGGCGACGGCAGCAACGACGACGAGGGGAACGGCCAGCAGCGTTTCTACGCGCCTGCCTACCGGAAGATCGTCGAGGACGCCGTAGGGCGAATTGCACGGCGTGAGGCGGCGAGGGTAGAGCGGGCGGCCAAAACCGGGTTGGCCGATGCGAAGTGGGTCGAGGCGTTCTACGTGGAACACAAGCGCCACATGGAGCGGGATCTAGTGCCGGTCATTGTCGGGCTGGCCGAAGTGGCCGTAGGCACCGAAGTTCCGCGGGATATCGTTCGTGCGCCGATCGTGGCGTGGATAGAGTCGCGAGCCGAGCGCTCGCGTGCCGAACTAGCTGAATCTGACGACGCGGGCGAGCTAATTGAGCGATGGCGCACCCAGCGCCCCGTCGAGGACGCCGATGAATTGTCGCAGGCGCTAGAGCTGTTGCTCTTCGGCCTGGCGAGTAGGAGGCAGACAAATGCCGTTTGCGAATGAACATGCGTGTCGAATCTCAGATCCGGGTCAGTTCATCCGGTTCCGACGTGACAACGATGCCGAACCGCATCGAATCATCGGTATCCGCAAGGATGGGACATCCGAGATTCAGTCTTATCGCTACCCGAAAGACTCCTGGTCGGTGGAACGTGCGCGCGGCCATACTCGCAAGCATCAGGGCGAGTTTGAGCCAGCGGCCGAGGTTCGCGACGGGGCACGCCATCCGCGCCGCATTCTCACAGACCAGAGCGTGCGGGCATTGGAGCCGGAATCCGAGGGCGCGCCGCGTCGACTTGTGGGCTATGCGGCCGTGTTCGACACGCTATCCGAGGATCTGGGGGGCTTCCGTGAGACAATTGAGCCGGGAGCCTTCGCTAAATCACTAAAACGGGGCGATGACGTGCTGGCGTTCATCGAACACCAGGGAGGCTTATCGACGTTGGGGCGCGTCGGCAATGGGACCTTGCGACTCAAAGAGGACGATCGCGGGCTGTTGATGGACGTCGACCTTCCTGATACCACGGCAGCACGCGACATTTTCGAGTTGGTGCGGCGGGCCGACATATCGCAGACTTCCTTCGGGTTTCGGACGGTCACTGACGCATGGAATGTGGAGGAAGGCGAAGAAATCCGCACGCTGAAAGAGGTGGATCTGAAGGACGTGTCACCGGTCGCGATGCCCGCCTACCCTACGACGAAAATCGATGTGCGGTCCAAGGGTGGGGCTTTGGTCGTACCCTCACTGGCCGTTGATACGTCAGACGCGCTTGCCTCTATGGCGTCCTGGCACAAGGCAAGCCACCTGGCCAGTGAGGATATCCGGGATCGTTGGAAAAAGATCCACTTGACACACGCGAAAGAAAAGATTACACTGTAGGGTGATGGCTCGGGAATCCGAGCCGACAACCGAATAGCTGCGGTCGACGGTCGTTGCCACGGTTCAGCCCTAGCATTGAATTGTTCGACTGAAGCGATAACGTGCCTTTTGTCACTAGAAGGACGCTATCTGCGGTTTGCAGATTGCGTCCTTTTTGTGTGCGCGTAGCGCAAATCGCAGTGATCGTCCTCGCACAACGAGGATGAACCATGACAACGGAAGAGATGCGTCAGCGGCTTTTAGAGCTGAATGACGAGGCGGTCGAGATCCAGGCTCTAGGAGATACAGAGCACCGGGATCTCACCAATGAAGAGCAGGAAACGCTCACCGACAAGCTCGAGCAGTACGAAGAGGTCAAGAAGCAATTCGAGCTACGCCAGCGGCTCGAAGCTCAGCAGCGAGAGATCAAAAATGTTGCGGATGATCCGGAAGACGGGGCGAATCGCAAGACCGAACCGGACATTCCGGGGCGTGCGGCGGGTGACCTGGAAGATCGCAGCGAAGTGCGGAATGTGTCGATTCGGGTCACCGAGCGGGCCGATCGCGACCCGAAGTGGGGCTGGCGACACTACGGTGATTTTGCACGTGCGGTACGCAGCGGCGCAAGCAAGGGTGGCAGTGTTGACCCGCGCCTGCAGCGAGGTGAACAGCGGGCGACTCTCGGCACCTATTCCAACGAGGCGAGTGGGACGGACGGCGGTTTCGCCATTCCGCCGGACTTCAAGGCAGAAATCGCCACTATTCTGACGGCGGAGGAATCGCTACTTTCTCGAACTGACCAGCAAACGTCCAGCTCTAATGTTTTCACCATCCCCAAGGACGAAACGACCCCTTGGGGCACGACGGGCGTTCGGGCCTATTGGGAGGGCGAGGCGGCGGCGCTTACGCAAAGTAAGCTCGCCCTCGAAATCAGCAGCCTGCGCTTGCACAAACTTTCCGTCCTGGTCCCGGTCACTGATGAACTGCTGGAGGACGCGCCTTCGCTTGGCAACTACCTGAGCCGCAAGGCGCCGATGGCGATGCGCAGCAAGGTGGACACGGCCATCGTCGGGGGTAGCGGCTCGGGTCAACCGTTGGGCATCATCGGCGCGCCTGGCACGATCGCCGTCGCCAAGGAAGGAAGCCAGACGGCGGACACGGTGGAGCGGTTGAACGTCGAAAAGATTTGGACCCGTTGCTATGCGGAATGGCGCAGCCGGGCGGTGTGGCTGATCAACCAGGACGTCGAGACCCAGTTGATGCGCATGTATGGCATCGACACTGAGTCGACGCCGTTGGGCACGTGGCCGATTTATCTGCCGCCGGGTGGCTATTCGGCGTCGCCGTTCTCCACGTTGCTCGGTCGCCCGATCATCTTCACCCAAGCGTGCGAAACCTTGGGCGACCTGGGTGACATCGTCCTCGCCGATCTGTCTCAGTACCTCACCGTGACGAAAACGGGGGGCATCCGGGCGGACATCTCAATTCACCTGTGGTTCGACCAGGACACGACCGCGTTCCGGTTCATTCTGCGTATTGCCGGCCAGCCGTGGTGGGCCGCGGCCATGGCGGCACGCGACGGGTCGACCACCTATTCGCCATTCGTCACGCTCGCCGAGCGTACCTAAGAAAGGAGATCGTTGAAAAGATGCTAACTGCAAACATGAGACTGCACGAGGTTGTCAAGCCGGTGATCGGCTTGATGCCGATTTTGCCGTCATCGACCACGCCTGACTATGTGTCTCTGAAGGGCACGGAGCGGGTGTGCATCGTGATTACTGTTGACAACGCGACGACGGTGACGGGCTCGGCCATCACGGTCAAGCAGGCGACGAACGTGGCTGCGGGAAGCGAGAAAGCTGTTCCGTTCACGGTGATGTGGGCCAACATCGACGTGGACGCGGGTGACGCGCTGACCGAAACGGCCGTTACGAGTAATACGTTCACGACCGACTCGACGAACGCCAAGAACTTGATGTACATCGTGGAAATCTCGCTTGCGGATCTGGATGTCGCCGGCGGCTTTGATTGCATCCGGGTGGGAACGGGCAACGCAACCGCAGCGGTGGGTGCCGTGCTTTATCTCTTGTACCCGGCACGCTACGGCCGTACCGCTGGTCCGGTTCCGTCGGCGATTATTGACTAGGAGGGTCGCATGGAAGCGATGGTGAAGGTGAAGTTTACGGAAGCGTACACGGTCAAGGACGCCGAGGCCCGCACCTACGAAAAAGGCGAAGTATGCGAGATGCCAATGGCGTCGGCGCAGCATTTTGTCAACCGTAGAGTGGCCGTCATAGTGACCCGTGCCGCGAAACGGGCCCCGGAAACGGCGAGCGTAGCCGCCCCGGAAACGGCAGTGATGCCAACGGGCAAGCCCCGGAAATAGGGGCGCCGAATGCCTCTGACGCTGACGTACAAGACCACGGGTCCGGCGACTGAGCCGGTAACGACCGCAGAGGCGAAGTCGCACGCGCAGGTAACGGCCAGCGGCGATGACGACCTGATCGACAGTTACGTCAAAGCGGCGCGCCTGTGGGCCGAGGCGTTCACCAAGCGCCAACTGATAACGGCGGTCTGGGAGTTGCGGGGCGATAGCTTTGCTGCGTTGCGCGACATAGGGCGGCTCTGGGGTGGAGACGGAAGCGGGATCATCGTGCCCCGCCCGCCATTCGCGGTGTTGAATTCGATCGCGTACACGGACTCGAATGGCGACGCACAGACTTGGGCGTCATCGAAGTATCAGGCAGACCTGAAGTCCGCGCCGGGCAGGATCAAGCCGATCGAAGGCGAGAGTTTCCCGAGCACGCAGGCGGGGACGTACAACGCCGTTACCGTGGACTTCGACGCAGGGTACGGCGCGGCGAGCGCCGTACCAGAGAATTTCAAGGACGCAATACGGATGATCGTCGCGCAGTGGTACGAAATCCGGTTGCCGGTCTCGAAGATGAATCTGACGGACGTGCCGAACGCGGCGCGTAGTCTCTTGATGCAGGATCGTGTGTTTTGCATGTAATTGAACCAGGCGAGCTTCGGCACGAGCTGACTGTCGAAAAGAACACCCCGGCTCGTCAGGATGATGGGACGGTCGATCCGTCCTGGGTGGCGCAATCGCCCGACCCGATTCGAGCGAAGGTCGAGGATTTGACGGGAACGGAATACGTGGAGGCGCAAGCCCTGGCGGCGGGCGCGAAGGTCAAAGTAACCATGCGGTATTTCTCCGGCCTGGAGCCAACGCTGTATCGGTTTAGTTTCGGGAGTCGAATCCTGGAAATCTTGCACGTAAACAACGTGGAATCGCGAAACGTGCTGATGATCGTCCTTTGCGGGGAGAAGCTGAGCTGATGCCTTCAAGCATGTTCGATCTTCGCAGCTTCGGGCTTCAACAGCTCGATAAAGCCATGCAGGGGCTTGCGCACGAAGTCCAAACGAAGGTCATGCGCGGAGCGATAGGTAAGTCGGCGGGGCGGCTGCAGAATGAGATCCTCCTGAATGCGTCGGGGCGGGTCGTCAACGAGGATACCGGTCGGATGGTCGCGGCCTTTGAAATCCAGCGACCCGGTACGCGGAAACAGCGCGACGGGACGGTGATTGCGTTTATAAAGCTGCCGAGGCGCGTGCAGCTCGGCATTCCGCGTCACGAAAAGGACACGGAGTATTACCCGACGATCGTGGAGTACGGGCAGCCCGATCAACCACCGCGGCCATTCATACGTATGGCCGTTGACCAGAATTACGACCGCGAAATCCGTTTGATAGGCGTGGATTTGGGCAAGGGTATCGGTCGGGTATGGCGGCGACGACGCGGCGCGCACCGCGATACGGTCGCTTGGCTGAGGGCACGTGGGTTACGATGAATGGCCGACTACGTCATAGGCTCGCTGGCTTCACAACTCAAGAACAGCGCAAAGGTCACTGCGCAGTTGACGGCCGCTACCGACGTCTATCTCGGCGTTGCGGAGCCGACCCACGGCACCAAGTACATCACGATCAACCAAATACCCGGCGGCGAGAACGCTATCCATCAGAGCGGATCTTCCGGTCTGGCTCACAGTGTCTATCAGGTCTCCTGCTGGGCAGAAACGAACGCGATAGACGCCGCGGCGATTGCCAACGCCGTGAGAATAGCCACCAACATCTTGATTACCGGCGGCACGCTCGGCTCGGCGCCCAACAACGTTACGGTGCGGTCGGTCGTGTGCGACGACTATCCGGGCATAGCGATCGGCGCAGACCCGCGCGACGGTGGTTCAGTGAGAACCGAAGGAATTGCATTGACGGTATCCGTGTGGCACGCGATCACAAAGCCGTCGTAAGTAGGAGATAACGACATGCCATCCCCCGAAGTGGACATCGCAACAGGGTGTTCGATTTCCTTCACCGGCTTGGCGGGCCTGAATGCCCGGGAGATTTTGGACTTCAAGCAGCCGGCCGTGCGCGCACTCATCGAGGATGTCTCCAATCAAGCATCGACGGTCGGCCATAAGAAGATCAAGCGCGACCTCAAAGAGTTCGACAATTTGACCCTGGTGCTGCATCACTTCCAGGACTACAACTACCCCGCCGATGTTGGCACTAAGGCCGTGG